CGCCTGATCGAAGACATCGTCGAAGTCCAGGCCCTGACCTCGCTGCGTTCTTTCTACACGGAAGACGCTGGTTACGCTCTGGCTCGTCGTATCGACACCGATCTGGTTCAACTGGGCCGCGCTTTCAACGGCGCTACCGTTGGCACCGACGACTACGCTACCGCTGCTAACAGCACCAAGGCGTTCATCGGCTCCGACGGCACCACCGCCTACAACAGCAACTCTTCTAACGCTGCTGCTCTGACTGATGCTGCTATCCGCCGCACCATCCAGCGCCTGGACGACAACGACGTTCCTATGGACGGCCGTTTCTTCCTGATCCCCCCGTCTAGCCGTAACACCCTGATGGGTCTGGCTCGCTACACCGAACAAGCCTTCATCGGCAACGGCGATGCGATCCGCAACGGCGAAATCGGTCAACTGTACGGCATGGCCGTCTTCGCCTCCACCAACGCCGACACCGGCGCTGGCAACTCTGGCGCTGACCGCATCTGCCTGATGGGCCACCGCGACGCTATGGTGCTGATCGAGCAACTGGGCATCCGCTCGCAGACCCAGTACAAGCAGGAATACCTGGGCACGCTGTTCACCGCTGACACCATCTACGGCGTCAAGGCTCTGCGTACCTCGGCTTCCAGCTCGGCTTCCAACGCCTCTGCCGCCTACGCCCTGGCCGTTCCGGCCTAATGACTAGCCCCCTAGCCACAAGCTGGGGGGCGTCTTTTTAAGGAGATTGATATGGCTGCTGCTACCGCTGTTGTTTCCCGTCGCGGGAATGACCAGTTCCGGGGTCTGTTTACGGACACTTGGGACGTTTCTTGTACCCTGGACTCGGCCTCTGTGGCTGACCAGGGCGCTGCTACTGACACCGTGACCGTCCCCGGCGTTGCCCTGGGCGATATGGTGCTCGGCATGTCTGCTGGCGTTGACGAGGCTGGCCTCGTGCGCCGCGCTTACGTCTCTGCCGCTAACACGGTGACGATTGCTACCACCAACACCACCGGGGGCGCTGTCAATTTGGCATCCACCACCGTGCAACTGGTGATCGCTCGCGCTGTGATCTAAACCACAGGGGGCCTAGCGCCCCCTGTTTTTCTAGGATTCATATGGCTACGTTTCGCTGCCTCCAAAGTGGTAATACGGTGACGTTCACTCTCCAGCACGACATTGATTCCATGCGCGGGCACTCCGGCTACGTCCGTGTTGACGAAGCGCAACCGGACACCCAAAATGAGCAGCGCGTAGACACTCCGTTTACCGCACCGCAACAACCCGTTCGTCCCCGCGGACGGCCCCGTAAAGAATTTACCCTTTAAGGACTAATCATGTACGGAAAAGCACCCAAAATGTCCAAGCCCAAAGCCCCGACTAAGAAGCCTGCCGGTATGCCGATGGCGCCCAAGCTGCCCGTTCGCGGTCAGCGCACGATGACCAACAAGATGACTCGGGGAAAGAAATAATGTCTACCTTTCAACTCGATCCAAACAACGTGGCGATGGGTGTACCGAGCTTTGGTACCACGCAGATTTTTACCGTCACCAACTCCAGCGTTCAATCAACCGCATTTGGCGCAAATACCACCATGATTCGCTTGGCTTGTTCGTCGGGCCATTGCCATATTGCGATTGGTGCAAACCCAACTGCAAACCTTACGACATCGGCCATGATCCCCAATAATTTTTCTGAAATTGTTCGGGTCACCCCAGGCCACAAGATCGCGGTTATCAAGGACGCTGCGGTTACTACGGTAACACTTTCTGTGACGGAATTGGTATGAAAAAGACCAAAGCCGAAAAGAAGATCAGCAAGGTTATGCGCGAGTACAAGTCGGGCACCCTGCACTCTGGCAGGGGTGGCCCGGTCGTCAAGTCGCAAAAGCAAGCGGTGGCTATTGCTCTGTCGCAAGCTGGAAAGGCGAAGAAAAAATGAAGCCCGGTCTCTATTCAAATATTAACGCCAAGCGCAAACGCATCGAAGCCGGCTCCGGCGAGAAGATGCGTAAACCCGGCACCAAGGGCGCTCCTACGCCTGCGGCCTTCAAGCAGTCTGCCAAGACGGCCAAGAAGAAGCCATGAAGACGCCCGCCTGGACGCGCAAAGAAGGAAAATCGCCCTCTGGCGGCTTGAACGCCAAGGGGCGATCATCCTATAATGCTGCTACCGGCGGCAATTTGAAAGCCCCGGTGAAGTCGGGCGACAACCCTCGTAGGGCCTCCTTCTTAGCGCGTATGGGCAATATGCCTGGGCCGGAGTACAAGGATGGCGAGCCAACTCGACTTCTCTTGTCCTTGCAGGCTTGGGGCGCATCGTCCAAAGCAGACGCCAAAGCGAAGGCTAAGGCGATCTCGGCAAGGAACAAGAAATGACGTACCTTGAGATGATCAACGATGTGCTCACGCGCTTGCGTGAGACGCCTGTCTCCACCAGCGGCGAGACGACGTACTCGGCGTTGATCGGCAAGTTTGTAAACGACGCCAAGCGCCAAGTTGAGGACGCTTACACTTGGAATTCACTTGAGCAAGTGATCCAAGTTAACACGGTTGCGAACACCTACGTCTACTCGCTCACTGGCGCTGGCCAGAAGTTTCGTCTGGAAGACGCGATCAACGTCACCTCCAACGTGACGCTGCGTAACATCTCCTACGAGTGGATGAACCGTCGCCAGAACTTTGCGACGCCCGTCTACGGCATCCCGTCCGAGTTCATCTTCGACGGCGTTGACGGCAACGGCGACGCCAAGGTGACTCTGTACTCGCGCCCGGACGGTGTCTACAACTTGCAGTTCACGCTGAACATCCCGCAAGCACCTCTGACTTCTGACAGCACTTCGGTCTTGGCCCCGGACGTTTTGATCGTTCAGAACGCCTACGCCCGTGCATTGGCCGAGCGCGGAGAAGACGGGGGGCTGACTTCCTCGGAAGCCTATCAACTGTATCGCCTGATGCTGTCCGACTACATCGCTTTGGAAGCATCGCGCTTTCCTGACTACGACGCATTCCAAGCCGTATGAGCGAAGCAATCTCCACCTACAGCATCTCAGCGCCGGGTTTCTACGGCCTGAACACTCAAGATTCGCCTCTTGATTTGAATGCTGGCTTTGCCTTGGTGGCCAACAACTGCATCATCGATCAGTATGGCCGCATCGGTTCGCGCAAAGGGTGGACTCGCGTTAACTCCAGCTCGGGCAACCTGGGCGCTAACGACATCGGCGTGATCCATGAGCTGGTGCAGACGGACGGCACGACGACCGTTCTGTTTGCCGGAAATAACAAGCTGTTCAAGCTCGATGGCTCCAACGCTGTCTCCGAGCTGACTTACGGGGGTGGGGGTACCGCCCCGACGATCACGGCCAGCAACTGGTCGTGCGCTTCGCTCAACGGAATCACCTATTTCTTCCAAGAAAACCACAACCCGCTGATCTTTGATCCGGCAGTGAGCACGACGACGTATCGCCGTGTGAGCGAGAAGACGGGTTACGCTGGCACGGTGCCGTCTGGCAATATCGTCATCTCGGCTTACGGCCGTCTGTGGGTGGCTGACACGACGACGGACAACACGACCGTGTCGTTCTCGGACATTCTGGCGGGCCATATCTGGACGGGCGGCACATCTGGCACGCTGGACATCAACCGCGTCTGGCCTAGCGGTGCGGACAACATCTCTGGCCTTGCGGCTCACAACAATTTCCTGATCATCTTTGGATCGCGTCAGATTCTGGTGTATTCGGGAGCGACTACGCCTGCCTCAATCACGCTGTACGACACGGTGGGCGGCATCGGCTGCATCGCCCGCGATTCGATCCAGAACACGGGCAAAGATGTCCTGTTCCTGTCCAACTCTGGCGTGCGCTCGTTCGCCAGGACGATTGTGGAGAAGTCGGCCCCGCTGGGTGACTTGTCCAAAAACGTCCGCAGCGACCTGATGAATATCATCAGCGGCGAGACGCTGGCGAACATCAAATCGGTGTACTCAGAGAAGGAAGCCTTCTATTTGCTGACGCTTCCGTCGGTCAAAGAGGTGTATTGCTTTGACACCCGCGTGCAGTTGCAAGATGGGTCTTTCCGCGTCACGACCTGGGACTCGATTGAGCCGACCGCGCTGTTTTCCCGTAAAAATGGCGATGTACTGGTTGGAAAGAATGGCTACGTCGGAAAGTATTTCGGCTATCAAGACTACACATCCGCTTATCGGATGCAATACTTCACGAACCACGCCGATCTGGGCAATCAGAACGTCACTTCGATCTTGAAGCGCCTGAAGGTCATCGTGATCGGCGGCTCAAACCAGTTCGTTACGGCCAAGTGGGGCTTTGACTTCTCGGCCAACTATCTGTCGGCCAACATGTCGATCCCGACGCAGGGCGAGTCGGAGTACGGCATCGCTGAGTATGGCGCTAATGGTGTCCCGGTGGCGCAGTACGCAGACGGTGTTGCACTGCAACAGCTTCAGACGCCGGCCAGCGGCAGCGGCAAGGTCGTGCAAACCGGCTACGAATCCAACATCAACGGCGCTTCCATGTCGATCCAGAAGATCGAGATCCAGGCTAAAGAGGGCAAGGTATCATGAGTAACTACGTTCAGAGCACAAACTTTGCGACCAAGGACAACCTGTCCTCTGGCGATCCGCTCAAGATCGTCAAGGGCACGGAAATCAACACCGAGTTTGCCAACATCGCTATCGCTGTAGCTACGAAAGCCGATTTGGCGTCGCCTACGTTTACTGGATCGCCTGTTCTTCCGACCGGAACGACTGGCGTCACGCAATCGTTTGGCAATAGTTCAACGGCGCTGGCCACGACGGCGTTTGTGCAAGCTGCAATGGCGGCTCTACATCCCGTCGGCTCAATCTACATTAACGCCACTAACAGTACCAATCCTGGCACGTTGCTGGGGTTTGGTACTTGGTCGGCGTTCGGCGCTGGCCGCGTACCTGTTGGCTTTGATTCCGGCAACGCACTATTCGACACCGCCGAAGAGACTGGTGGTAGCGCGGATGCTATTGTGGTCAGCCACACTCACACTGCAACGTCTACGGTTACCGATCCCGGCCACCAGCACTCATTAAGCAATAGTCAAGCTGCGGCTGAAACTGGCGGTTCTCGGGAAGCACAGTGCGCGACTGGATTTACTGGTAGAAATGGTTTTACTGTTGCATCGTCTACTACCACTGGTATTACGGTGGCTACGACGAACAGCTCCACCGGCTCCTCTGGCACCAACGCCAACTACCAGCCGTACATCACTGTATATATGTGGAAGCGGACGGCGTGATTACGCATCACTTCAGCGACGGCCTGTACGCCAAGGAAACCCAGTTTCCTGCCGGCGTTGCCATCTTGAAGCATGTGCACGACTTTAGCCACCTGTCGATTCTGGCTAAGGGCAAGGTCGCCGTGATGAAGGGCGAGGACGTTGAGATTGTGGAAGCGCCTGCTTGCATTGAGATCAAAGCAGGGCTGACGCATGGTGTGAAAGCGCTAACTGATTGTGTTTGGTTTTGTATCCATGCGACGGACGAAAAAGATGCGTCCAAGGTGGATGAAATTTTGATTGGAGCATGATATGCCGTGGATTGGTGGAGCAATCGCAGGTGGTGGCGCGCTGTTAGGCGGTCTGTTGGGTGGCAGTTCTGCGGCGCGCGCCGCCCAAACGCAAGCCGACGCGCAGCGCGATGCCGCTCGAATCGCCGCCGAAGAGGCGCGCTTTCGCCCGGTAGGCATCACGACGCGCTTTGGCCAGTCGAACTTCCAGTACGGCCCGGATGGCCGTGTCTCAGGGGCTGGTTACGAGCTGCGCCCTGAGTTCATGGGTATGCAAAACCGCCTGCTGGGGCTGGCTGGTCAGGGTCTGACTGAAGCCGAGATGGCGCCTGGGCGGTATGCGCCATTATCAGCAGCAGCGCCTCGCCTGTTTAATTTGGGGGAAACCTATCTGGCCGAAACGCCCGAACAGGTCGCGCAAAAGTACATGCTGTCGCAGCAAAACCTGCTGGCGCCAAGCCGAGAGCGGCAACTTGCTGCAATCCAGAATCAAAACTTCCAAACTGGCCGAAGTGGTTTGGCTGTTGGTGGAACCGGCTTGCGCCCTGGCGGCGGCGAAGGTCTTCGCGCGGCTAACCCCGAGCTGGAGGCGTATTACAACGCCATCGCACAGCAAGACGCCGCTCTGGCCGCTTCAGCTCAAGAAGCTGGGCAACGTCAGTTGGCGTTTGGCACGGGGCTGTTTGGCACCGGCGCGCAACTGTACGACCTGTACGGCCGTGGTCTTGTTAGCTCTCTGGCGCCGTATGAAGCCTATCTGGGTGGCGCGAAGAGTCTGGAAGCTCTGGGCCAGCAGCCGCTGGAGCTGGGGTCGGCTCTGGGCGGTCGGATCGCCAACCCGACAGGTGCTAACGCGCTACTGCAAGGCGGCATGGCGGCGGCGCAGTCTGGATACGCCGCGAACGCTTATAACCCGTTTGCTACCGCGTTGACCTCGTTTGCGTCTAATCCGGCGGCGGTGCGAGGGTTGCAGGGGATGTTTAGCCCTTCCGCGCAGCAATCTTGGGCTAACGATCCAAATAGATACTCAGCGTACAACACGCCCGGATACGGCTATGGCAATCAAGCTCTAAATTCGCAGTTCTTTGGTTTTGGTACTGGCGGAGATTAAAAATCATGGCAACCGATATCGTCCAATCCCTGTTTGGCGTGACGCCAGAGATGTACCAGCAGCGTCAAGCTGCTGCGGCTGACGAGCGTGCGCTGGCCATCTCGCAGCTCAACCCCATGCAACGCGCTGAGTTCAACATCGGCCGTGGCGCTTACCAATTGGCGGGTGCACTGGGTGGGCCTGACCCCGAGTTGCAGCGCATCAGTGCTCGTCAATCCATCGCCAAGCAGATTGACTTCAATAATCCTGCCTCAATTCAGCAAGCCATGACTACGCTCCAGCGTTCTGGTGATATTGCTGGTGCAATGCAACTGATGCAAGTTGCTGACCAGGCAACGCAGCGTCAAGCTCTCCAAGCAGAACGCGAACAAAAGGCACGTTTACTTAGCCAAACGCAGTTGGCCGAGCGTATTGCTCAGAGCGCGTATCGACCCGGTGAAGAAGCATACATTCGGGAAGGGCGCGCACTGCGTGATGATGAAGGCAATCTCATGCCTGGGGCTGTTGCGACTGCTTCATCCTACGATATCAAACGAGTTACGCCTGAACTTCTGGCTCTTGGCGCTCCTGGCCTTGCTCAACTCAAAGCAATCACTGAGGCGCAAGCCTTCACTCAGCCTAAGTACGAGAAGGCCGGTGATGTTTGGTACAAGATTGAGCCGGGTCAAGCCCCTGTGCCGATTGGCGGTGTCTTCAAGAAAGGCGAGAAACTTGCTACTCGGGATGCACAAGGTGGTTGGGCATATGTCAGCCCGACTGGCGGTGCAACTCCTGTCGCTGCAAACGAGAATCCGATTTCTGCATTGATTGGCGGGAAAGCAATTCATCCGACCGTGTTGCCTTACGCGAATCAGTTGGCTCGCAGCTTTCCAGGAATGGATTCTGAAGATCAAGATAAAGCGATGGCAACATTGACCCGTATCAATAATGATGCGGTCAACACTGAAGCAAATCGTGGTTTCCGTGAGGCTCAACTGCGTGCATCTGCTCAGACTGCTGAGTTGAATAGAGAACTTATACAGCTTCGCATTGATCAAGCTAGGCGCACGGCTGAAACAGCACAAGATGGAAAACCTCTTCCGGTTCCTGCTATTGAAAAACTGTCAAAGCAATCTGATGGAGTTTCTAAACAGGATGATTTGCTCTCATCCTTCAAAGACGATTTTGTTGGCTATAAACTAAATACCGTTGGCCAAGCAGATATTGCACTTGCGCTGCGTTCTGATGATCCTGATCGTCTGGCTCTTGGTAGCTGGTGGCAGAAGTATCAAGAAAACATCAACAAAGTTAGGAACGATTTGTTTGGTGCAGCTCTGACTGCGTCTGAAAAGGCTGAGTTTGAGAAAGCAATGGTCACTCCTGGCATGAGTGCTCAAGCGGCAAGAGCTAACTTGCAACTCCAAGCAGAGGCCGCTCGTAAGGCTTATGAAAAGGTCACGGCTGGATTGGTTGCTAACGGGTATAGCAAGTCAGGCGTTGCTTCAATGTCTCCGTATGCAACGATGGCTCCCGCAGCACCTAGTGCTACACCTTCCGCCCCAGCAGCGCCAACACCTCTGCCTGGTGGCGCAACGGTTCGTCGAGTTCAATAAAGGAAAATCATGGCTGATTTTGTTTACGAAATCGACATTCCCAATCGTGGGACTGTTCGCGTTAGTTCTCCTACCGAACTGACCGATGCACAAGCCTATAAGATGGCGATGGATAAGCCGTATTCGGCCGGTGAAGTTGCAACCGGTGCGATCACCAATTTGCCTTCATCTGCAATGAACGTGGCGAAAGGGCTATATGAGGCTGTCACCAGTCCCGTGCAGACTGTCAAAGGTTTGATGGATATTGCCGCTGGCGGTCTTCAGAATCTTTTGCCTGAAAACATCGTCAAGTTTGTTGGAGAAGACAAAGCGTCTCGTGAGATGGCTAACCAAGTTGGTAAGTTTTACACCGACCGATACGGAAGCCTTGAGGGCGCAAAACGCGCCATTGCCAACGACCCTGCTGGTGTTATGGCGGATCTGTCTACGTTCCTGACCGCTGGTGCAACGCTGGCGCCGAAAGGCGCTGTGGCCAGCAAAATGTCGCAGACGGCCCAAATGATTGATCCTTTGCAAATTGCGGCAAAGGGAGTAGCAGCGGCTGGCCGAGGTGTCGCTCCTGTAATCGGCATGACGACTGGCGTCGGAACTGAGGCAGCAAGGCAAGCAGTGCGTGCTGGTCTTGAAGGCGGTGATATTGGCAAACTCTTCATTGAGAACTTGCGCGGCAATGTTCCTACTGAGGCTGTGCTTGATGTGGCCAAGCAGAATCTTCTGGCGATGAATGCTGATAAGCAGGCTGCTTATCGCGCCAACATGGCCAGTGTTAAAGCAGATAAAAGCATTTTGAATTTTACTGGCATTGATAACGCAGTAAACAATGCTGAAAATTTTGTCACATTTAAGGGACAAGTCACAAATAAAGCAGGTGCTGATACTCTTGCAAAGATTCAATCTGAAATTACAAATTGGAAGGCTTTGAATCCTAGTGAGTATCACACTCCTGAAGGGTTGGATAAACTTAAACAGGTAATTGGCGGAATCATGGAGGATATTCCTCCTAATCAAAAACAGTCTTATACCGCTGCAAAGAGCGTGTATGACTCAATCAAAAAAGAAATCACAAACCAAGCTCCTGAATACGCAAAGGCGATGAAGGAGTACAGTGACGCAAGCGATCTCATTCGTGAGATTGAGCGTTCTTTGTCGCTTGGACAAAAAGCATCCGCAGACACTGCAATGCGTAAATTGCAGTCTCTGATGCGGAACAACGTCCAGACCAACTATGGAAGTCGCATCAATCTTGGTCGTCAGCTAGAAGCTGCTGGCGGTCAAGAGATGATGCCCGCCTTGGCTGGTCAAGCCATGAGCGAACTGGCTCCTCGTGGGCTGCAACGTGCAACGGCTGGCCCATCTGTCATTGGCGCTTATGGCACCTTTGGTCTTCCTGGGGCCGTTGGTATGGCGACAGTTTCTTCGCCTCGTCTAATGGGCGAGGCGTTGTATGGCGCTGGTACTGTTGGTCGTGGTGTCTCTCGTGCTACTGGCGTTCTGCCTGACGCAAATTACCCCGCCATCACCAACGCCGCCTATCAGGCTGGATTGTTGGGCACTAACCTGCAACTGTCTGAAGAGATGCGTAAGCGTCAACGAGCGGCTGGATTGTTTACGCAATAAATTCCACTCGCCATCCAATGAGCGACGAGAAGATCAACCACAACAGCCTGATCGAGAAGGTTCTCGGATACGTCGATTCCCCGTTCAAGCTGTTTGCCATTCTTTTGATGGCGATCTTCGCGTTCACTGGTTACTTCATTTGGCAGAACCAAGCGTTTTTGCTTGGAGCGTATAAGGAGCAGAAGAAGCTACCCGCCATCGCAGAGGATCGCGTAGAGGATGTCGCGGCGCACTTGTTCAAGAACACCGACGCGCAGGTTGTGGCGATCTTCAAGGTCAATCCGATGTTCGGAACCCGCGTACTGCATCGCGCGTATACGAAACAGGGGCGCGAGAAGGAACACGAAGGCCTAGATGTCGGGCTGTTTACCTCCAACATCGCCAACAATCGAGATGTCGTGGCGCTGATGGCGGGCGAGATTCCGTGCGGCCACTACAAGACGGCGCAAAGCGAGATCGGCCTTTGGTACATGGAAAAGGGCATGACCTACGGGTGTCGGGTTGGCGTACCGCCGGAGCCGGGCAAGCTGGTCGGACAGATCACCGTAGGCTGGAAAGAGGAACCGCCGGATGTCGATGCGTACCGCGTCCTTCTGCAAATCGCAGCAACCATGTTGTCAAGGAGTAAACAGTAATGGAATGGCTCAAGCAAATTGCACCCACTGTCGCTACTGCGCTGGGAGGCCCACTCGCTGGCATGGCAGTCTCTGCCATCTCTAAAGCAATCGGAGTTGATGAGGACAAGGTCAGCGACCTGATCAAAGACAACAAGCTAACCGCAGAGCAGATCGCTCAGGTCAAGATCGCTGAGATCGAACTCCAGAAACAAGCGCAAGAACTGGGGCTTAACTTTGCCAAGCTGGAAGTGGATGACCGCAAAAGCGCCCGCGATATGCAGGTGGCGACCCGTTCTTGGATACCGCCTCTGCTGGCGGCGGCGGTAACGGCTGGCTTCTTCGGCATCTTGGCCATGATGCTGCTGGGCAAAGTGGACTCCAATAACCCCGCCATCCTGATGATGCTCGGCTCGCTTGGCACCGCCTGGACGGGCATCATTGCGTATTATTTTGGTTCTAGCGCCGGCTCTCAAGCCAAGACTGAAATGTTAGGAAAGAAATGAAAGAGAACTTCGACCAAGCTCTGGAAGCTATCCTTCACCACGAGGGCGGCTTCGTTAATCACCCCAAAGATCCTGGCGGCATGACCAACCTGGGCGTCACCAAGCGCGTCTGGGAAGAGTGGGTCGGCCACGAGGTGGACGAGAAGGCCATGCGCGCGCTGACGCCTGAGACCGTCGGCCCGATGTACAAGACCAAGTACTGGGACAAGATCAAGGGCGACGAGCTGCCTACTGGCGTGGACTACGCCGTCTTTGACGCTGCCATCAACAGCGGCCCGGGCCGCGCGGCTAAGTGGCTCCAGACGACCGTAGGCGCTGTTCCCGATGGCGCAATCGGCGCTGGCACGCTCGCCAAAGTGGCCGCAATGGACGCCGAGGAAATAGTCGAAAAGTATCAAGCCACGCGGCTGGCCTTCATGCAATCCCTGCCGACTTGGGATACGTTTGGCAAGGGCTGGGGCCGCCGTGTCACTGAAGTGAAAGAAGCCGCGCTCAAAATGGTGTGATATGCCAAATAAACCCAACGAACAGCAGGCCAAGGAATTTGATGGGTTTATCCAGCACTGGCAGCGCGTTCTCAATCTTCAGGACTGGCGCATCGAGCGCGGCATCAAACCTGCGCGTGGTGCGATGGCATCAGTCGAATGCGACAGCCCCGCCCGATTGGCCATTTACCGATTAGGTGATTTTGGAGCAGAGGCCATCACCGAATCATCGCTGTCGCACACCGCTCTGCACGAGGTGCTACACATCTTCTTGTTTGAGCTGATCCAGGCCGCGCAAGACCCCAAGGCCACGCCAGAGCAGCTCGACAGCGCCGAGCACCGCGTGATCAATGTGCTTGAGCGCGTTTTAGGGGGCATATATGGCCACAGTTCTGACTGACGACGAGTTTCTTGAGCTGTGGAACCTCCACAAAAGCGCCGCGAAAATCGCAAAAATTACCGGCATCAACGAGAGAAAAGTACATTCGCGCCGCCGCACGCTTGAGCAGAAGTACAACCTCGTGCTGGTCGCTAACGATAAGCGGATGAATGCGTTTGGGAAAGAGGCAGAAAACCACGCAGCGCGCTATCACCTAGGTATCGAAAATGGTACGGTGATTGTCTTCTCGGACGCGCACTTCTGGCCCGGCCTTCGCTCCACTGCCTTTAAGGGGCTTTTGTGGGCGATTAAAGAGCTGAAGCCGAAAGCCGTGATCAATAACGGCGACGCCTTTGACGGCGCAGCGATCAGCCGCCACCCGCGAATCGGATGGGACAGCAAGCCCAGCGTGGTGCAGGAGCTGCGAGCCTGCGAGATGTACCTAGGCGAGATCGACGACGAGGCCAAGCGGGCGTATAGCAAAGTTAAACTTGTCTGGACGTTAGGCAACCACGACGCTCGCTTTGAGAACCGGCTAGCCAACACCGTGCCCGAGTTCATGGCGGTGGGAGGGTTTACCCTTAAAGACCATTTCCCGGCCTGGATTCCGTGCTGGAGCTGCTGGCCGACCGAGGACGTCGTCGTTAAACACCGCATGAAGGGCGGCGTTCACGCCACGCATAACAACACCGTCAACGCTGGTAAGACCATCGTGACGGGTCACCTGCATTCGCTCAAAGTGACGCCATTCTCCGACTACAACGGCGAACGTTATGGCGTGGATACGGGAACGCTGGCCGACACTAGCGGCCCGCAGTTCGTGGACTACCTTGAGGATAATCCCACGAACTGGCGTTCCGGATTTGCCGTGCTCACATTCCATAATTCCCGGCTTCTTTGGCCGGAACTGGTGCACGCTATAGCACCAGGTGCTATACAGTTTCGCGGCCAGGTCATTGATGTGAGCAAGTTGTGAGTCCGTGGCTCATCATCCTCACAGGTGTGATCTACGGCTACATAGCTGTAGAGCAGGCGCTTAAAGGCAACCCAAGCATGACGATCGTCTATGCTGGGTATGCCTTCTCAAACGTGGGCCTGTACCTGCTGGCGCGCTGACTTCATGTGCTGAAGCGCCTGATAGACCAGCCGCGCTTCGGTGATCGCCTCCAGGGCGTGCTCCGCCGCTTCATCTAGCCGACCCTCAATGGCGGCGTTGTGGAGGTCTTTCAGGGCCTTTTCGGCCATCATGCAGGGATAGGAATAGTCAATCATGCGCGGGAGTAGTAGTGGAAGACTCGCACCTTGGTGCTGACGCCAGGGATGTGGCCAATGTCACGGCCTTCTTTGCGGGCGTTCTCGACGACCTCAGTCTGGCGCATGGATAGTAGCGCACCGTTTTCCTGAGCGAAGATCGACGGGCGAGGATCGTCCCGCCAGTGGAAGGGGCTATTGGGAGGGCATTTGCAGGTTCGTTTCATTTGTTTCTCCGGCTCTCGGGTCGAGGGCAGTTAGGTGGTGGGATAACGACGCACCAGACGGCGGTGGTGATGTTGCCGCGTTTGATCCAGCGGTCAATGTAGGCGTCAGGGAACTTGTTAAGCATCCGGTGGATGTGCGAAGTGTCGGTGCCAACGGCTTCGGCCAGTTGTTTGACGGTCATGCCGTCACCAGCGCGAAGCAGATCGCGCACTAATTGTATTTTTACGCCCATAGCAAAAAAGCGATAACTGCCATTACAGGGACGCCCCAGAACGTCACGTTTTGACGCAGCTCAGAGTCTAGCGCCAACGGGATCATCGCCAGCATAGAGACGAAGAGGATTAGGAGGGTGAAGACGAGGATCATTCCCCACCCCCAATCCCGTGCTTACGCTCAATGGCGCGGGCGAACGCGAGGTGCCACGGCCCCTGCCCATGCTTATCCTCATAGCGGGCGAGCGCCTCAATCTCCTCCTCCGTCAGCGGCTGGCGCTTGGCCTTTTCCCTCCAGAAGTCTGCGTTACCTGCATAACGCCTTGCCTCCTCTTGCCAATACGATTCCTGCCGTTCGGCCTGAATGGCGAGGCGCAGGGCGTCCACCAATATCTTCACGGTCTCTGGGGTGACTGGAACTATTGCGCCGGGCCGCGTGTACTCCAGCGCCTGCTTCATTGCTTCGATGCTCACAGCAGCGCCTCCGGAATGTCATTCGGGTAGCTGTTGCTCTTAGGGAACGGCCACTGGCTTCGCAACCGTTGCAGCTCCTCCTCTTGCTTCTGGAGCTTGGCATAGGCGTCCTTGGCGAACTTCACCAAGTTCTCGTGCTCCCACGATTCAAAGTACGGGCCGCTCATTTGATTCCTTGATGCGCTCGCGCAGCTTGTCCATCTCTTTGCCCCAGTAGGAGCGAGCAGTGCGCTCGCCAGCCACCCAGCCAGCCATAGCACCTTGCGTTGCCGCCTTGCGAACTAGGCGCACAACGTCATCGGTAGACAGCATTCCGATAGAGTTTTTCGGAGGTGCCATCTCTGCGACGATCTTGTCAATCTCGGTGTTGAGTTTGTCGTGCATTACAGCCACCCCCCGACGATTGCGATCAGCAGACCGAACAAGATGATGCCGCACAAGCCAGTGATGACCTTGTCGGCCAGACCGAACTCGCTGGGCTTCTCATAGATGCCGCCTCGGGCGTAGGGGCCGAAGGCCTCCTCAAGAGTGCGGGGGTGGCGTTTGGTGGTGTTGTTCATGGTTAGAAAGGGGCTGGTGGGTAAATCGGTTTGGGTGGTGGGGGAGGCATCGGGTTACGAGTCTTGCGCCCGTTTGCGATGCTGTATTTGAAGGGCCAGGTCACACTGCAATCCAGCAGAGACGGCGAGAACCTGCGACTGTCCGAAACTCCTGCCGCACGCCCGTCGAGCAAGCAAGGGCAGAGGCTTTCTTGTGCGCGGTCGTTGCGGCATGACCGACAACGTGACCGCGAGAGTTAATGACGGGGAGAAGGCTGGTGGCTTTCATTTGCGTTTGCTCCTGTTGCGTTGTTGATGGATGTATCTTCCCACAATTTCACACAATCGCAAGTAGGGACAAACCCTAATATCACTTCTTGTCTTTTTCTTGCAACAGCCCCTGCTTGATGTAGTGCAGGATCTGAGCTGCCAGCGTCCTAGTGCTGGCCGAGGCCTGCTGTCGAATCTGGGCTTCCACCTCCGCCGGGAGGCGCACCGTCATGTAGCGATCTTTTGTCATGTTGTTCCTTGAAAGCGAGGATCTTTGTCTTGGCGTCCTCAGCACCTTTGCCCACTATACACCAGTATTTCACACCTTCTAGGTAGGCGATCCAGTCCTTCTGTTCGGCGCTCAGTGAACCGCCCTTGACCCGCTTCATCTCAATCCACAAGCGCCACGCTGGGACGCATAGATCAGGCACCCCGCTACTCACCCCTTCAGCCTTGAGTTTCGCGGCCGTAGAGAGGCTCCTGACGCCTCCGTTGGGGATTGCAAAGATCCTCACGCCCTTGAAGGTCTGGCGAAACCACTTCACTAGCTCGCGCTGCTCAAAATGTTCGCTCGGTACGGCATCAGTCAAAACGAAACCTCCTGCTGCCATTTGTCACACTCTCCCACGGAGGCGGCGAACTCCGGCGGGGGCTGCATCCAAAACTCAATGCACAGGCCATCTGTCCCGTAATGCTCGCAGGTGTGGCAGCACCTGGGCGGGCCAGCCTTGATCCAGTCCTTGTACATCGTCACAACTTCAGGCTCCGCATGTCTCATCCCATGTCCTCCTTACGACTTTGAAAAATTTACCGTCCATCCGGTACTCAATTGCGTTCGGATGTTTCGACTTCCCCATCTGAATGACGATGTAATCGAGCGCCTCCGTATCTTTTAGGATACGAATCTCAGCCAGATCAGCCCCGCTCTTCTCAGCGATCGCCATCAGTTTTTGCAGCGCCATCTGGCCCGCGTAACCATCGTTTAGCACGGGGAAATACTCCGTGATCGGCTTATCGGACAGGCTCCCGTAGTAGGTGCAAGCGAGCATCAGATTGCCGCTGGCCTTGCTGATGTGCCTGCGCCAGCTCCAGCCCGTCACCTCAAAGTCTTTACCCTCCATCCCCATGATGTCGTCGTTGCGGAGCTTTAGCTTCTTCTCCTCTGGCTCGGGGAAGGGATGGCCACAGGCAGGGCACTCCTTGGCCGAGATATGCACCAGCTCGTCGCAGTTATCGCAGACCTTGACAGGGGCTTCTCCATCTCCGTCACCGCCCTTCTTCGGGGGCTGCACAGCTACGATCGGCCCGTGCATCTCCACTACTCCAGCGAAGTCAAGCACCAGACAGTGATCGGTGTGGCTCTTGACGCGCATCCCACGGCCTGCCATCTGGACGTACAGACTTGCGCTCATGGTTGGGCGCAGCATGGCGATCAGGTCAATATCGGGGTAATCAAAGCCCGTTGTCAGTACGTTGGCGTTCGTTAGCGCACGCAGCTTGCCGGCCTTAAAGTCATCGAGCATTCGCTTGCGCTCGGCCTTTGGCGTCTCGCCGGTGACGCACTGCGCGGTTACTCCATGCCGTCGCAGAACCTCGGCAACGTGCTCGGCGTGCTGCACACCAGTACAGAACACCAGCCAAGCCTTGCGATCGCCAGCCAACGCAATCACCTCCTGGACGACGCGCTGGTTGTTGTCATCCGTGTCAACGGCGGCTTGCAGTTCGCTCTCAATGAACTCTCCTCCGCGTTTCTTGACCCCGGACGTATCGAGCTTGGCGCTGGTGACCTTCGATCGCAGCGTAGATAGGTAGCCCTTGAACACCAGCTCTTCAATACTCACAGGCTCCAACAGCGCATCAAAGAGCGCGGGCTTGTCGGTAATCAGGCCGTGCCCCAGGCGATACGGTGTGGCGGTAAGCCCCACAACGCGCAGCGCCGGGTTGATTGCCTTGAGGTCGGCTAGGAGCTTACGATAGCCACCCTCCTCCTTGTGATTGACAAGGTGGCACTCGTCAATGATCACCAGATCAAGGTGGCCCAGCATCTCGGCCTTGGTTCGCACGGACTGGATGCCAGCGAACGTGATCGGCTCGCCAATGTCTCGCTTACCAATGCCAGCGCTGTAGATCCCCATCGGTGCAGCGGGCCAGTGCAAGCGCATCTTCTCAGCGTTCTGCTCGATCAGTTCCTTGACATGGGTGAGCATTAGCACTCGAGTCTCAGGCCAGTTTTGCAATGCGTCTTTGCATAGCGCTGCCACGATGTGGCTCTTGCCTGACCCGGTGGGCAGCACGAGGCACGGATTGCCAGCGTTGCCCGCAAAGAACCAAGCATAGAGCTGATCTATGGTGCGCTGTTGGTAGTCACGGAGCACTTAGGATTCTCCAAGCTGTTGCTGCACACAAAGGGACTTGTCCGTTGCCGATGGACTTAAGTCTGTCCACCCGAGCGGCCACCCCATCAGCCACTCGACCCACGTTGGGTTCAATTTCCCACCATTGCCCGCGCCTATTGATCTGGCTTCCTCTATTGTTGTGTTTTTTTTCAGTTGTATCCATGCTCCTGATCCACCGCACATACCCTTTGTTATTGGAGTAGGCCAATTCACTTGCGCTGTTAACGTCGGTGTATTCCGACTGTATTCGCTTGGTGCGTTGGTTTCTTTTGCCATGTGCGCTGTTGGCGTAGTCCACTTCATTACTTGATGAGTCAGATTTGTTTGATGACCTTTCTGAATCTTCGTTGATTTTGCATCTGCTGCTTGTGGAGTGCGCCAGAACCCAGATTCTGTCTCTCTGGTGATTGGCTCCAACATCGGCAGCTCCCATAACAGTCCATCGACAGTCATACCCCAGCGCGGTAAGATCTCCAATGACTCTGGTTCCTCCCCGAGTAGTGAGCATTGGGGAGTTTTCCACGAAGACGTAGCTGGGTCGTACTTCGCTAACCACGCGCGCCATGTGTTTCCACATGCCTGATCGTTCTCCGTCAAGTCCGTCGCCTTTTCCTGCTGCACTGATGTCTTGGCAGGGAAAGCCGCCAGATACGACGTCAACAATTCCTCGCCACGGTCTGCCGTCAAAGGTTTGAACGTCATCCCAAATCGGGAAAGGCGGGAGAAGCCCGTCATTTTGTCGGGCGCACAGAACGCTTGCTGGGTAGGGTTCCCATTCGACGGCGCAGACGGTTCGCCATCCGAGAAGTTTCCCCCCAAGTATTCCGCCACCAGCGCCTGCGAATAAAGCCAGCTCATTCATTACCCCACAATCCTTCCATTGAACTCTTCCCGCAACTGCGACAGCATCTGCCCAGGGCTAGCACACTCACTCGGATTGGCCAATATCTCGCGGCTGCTGTACACGCCGTCGCCCGGCATACCATTGGCAACGTCCTTACCGTTGATCACATAGATGGCCTTCCACTCGTCAGGCCCAGGCTTGCGCTGCCACGGCACCAAATCAGGATGCAGCACATGGCTCTCGCAGCCTGTGCGCTGGGCGTCTAGCGGGATCGAGTCATCCCAGCGGGCGCAATGCCAAGTGCTGTCGGACTTGGGCGTAGCGTGAGCGCAGGTGCGGCAGTTGGCGTGCTCCGTGGTCTTTGTCTCGTGGCAGAACTTGTGTGCATCGCAGAACTTGCACTGATACCAGCTCGGGTCTTCGCTGATCGGCGGTGGCATGCGTTCTGACAATGCAATGTAATGCCCACGACGCACATACTTTTCCGCGATTTCCTTGTCATATTTGACGCGTTCTGTATAGATTTGGTCGTTATCTTTACAGATGGCGAAGTAGAGTGCCCGCTCGATGCCAGTGCCGTGCATGTAGACCTGCATCTGAACGAAGTGCTCGGGCTTGGATTTCTCCACGCCGTTCTTCACCATGTCGTCGAATGACTTCTTGCTGTGGGTCTTGAACTCGGCCACATGCTGGGCCTTGGGGGCTTCGGGCACACCCTTCTCAATGATCCCATCCAGTGAGCCAGAGACATGACTGCCGAAATCCACCTGGTGCTGGGTTGACACCTTGCGAACGTCAACGCCAATGGCCCGCAAGTCGGAGATGATGTTCGTTTCCTCTTGGTGGCCACGGCGAAACAGGCGCAGGATTCGGCCAGGGAACTTGGGTTGTACGGCCCACCGGAACGACAGCCAGAGCCAGCGGTCACACATATGGCCCAGCGTGCTGACGCCCAAGTGCGGCCTAGGGGCTTCAGCTTTTTGCTCGTGGTGCTTGTCAATCAGCGCCTGGATGCTATGATCCGACTCGGGTATTTGCATTGCCCACTCCTTGTTTAGTTGTTTGATTGCCCCCGGCGTAAAAACCGGGGGCTATTTTTTTACTTCTTAGCCCAAGGCGGCGCAGCGGACTTCGCTGCGGCAGGGGCAGGCGCAGCGGCCACCGTAGCCACTGGAGCGGGGCTCCCAGACATGGACTTGTAGCCCTTGACCTCGTTGCCAGCACCGTACTGAGCGTCTTCCTTGATGGAGAGCTTGATACCGAGCTGGCCACCAATGAGCTGGTCAGTGTCGGTCACCTTGCCCAGACCAATCGCACGCATGATCTCGCCCAGGTCAGCGCGGCCAATCTCCTCGGCCTTGGGGTTGGGGTTCTTGATGTTCAGGTTACCGAACACCACGCGCCCCTGATGCGACGGGCCGGTGATGTCGTAGCGCAGCTTGATGTACTGACCGGTGCCAGCCTTGGTGTCCTTTAGCTCGGCTTGGCTGATGGTGGCGGTGTACCAACCAGCGGGCAGGGGCTCGAAAGCGCCGGTGTTGCCCTTGGGCAGTTCGTTAGCGTCAAAAGATTCGGGTAGGAAAGCCATGATTACTCCTTAACAGTGATTTTGAAAGACGGACGGCCCGGTTTGACCGTGATTGCACCAGCCAGAGGGCGAGTGATTGATTCGTCGGCCTGCTTCCAGGCTGACATGTTGATTTCAGGCTTCCACCTGAACAGATTGGGGAGGTGATCCGAGAGGCCCATCTCAGCGGCCAGCTCTTGCAGCTTGATGGAATCGACCTTGCGATCGATGCGGCCTTGGATCTTGACCACGAAGCCCGTAGGCTCGGCTGTCTCGGTGGACTCAAACGCCTCGGGCAAGCCCAGCATCTTGACGATCTGGTCTTCGATCTTGCGGCGCTCTACGACAGCCTCCTCCTCGGAGGTCTTCCATCGCAGCCAGTCGGTGCTTAGTTCTTTGAGGTCGGTCATTTGCGAAGCTCCAGCATGGCGTCGGCGAACTCGTAAGCCTTGCTCGCCAAAGCCTCCGCGTCTTTTACAAAGTGAGAATTTGTTGCGATGATTCCCTGCAACGCCTTGGCAGCAAAGTAATCGCGCAAGGTCATGCCCTCGCTGTGATGCCTATCCAACGCTCCGGGGAACGCCGGGCCACCCGTTTTTAGTTCTGCGCTCATGCTCTGTCCCCAATTTTCTGAATGATCGCACCCAGATCAGGCGCTTCCCAAGCGGAGAGCTTTCCCGAGCGATCCTTTGCCAGCCACAGCCCGTCGCTGTCGCACATGATGGCCCGCTGGGTCACGCCCTCGGCATCGCGCTCTACGCGCAGGGCCAGCACCTCGTCGAAGAAATACGGCAGGCCTTGGGTCAGGCTCTTGCCCGGCATTCCGGGGTTGTAGAGCATCTTGCCCATCTCGTCTTGCGACTTCTCCAGCTTGGCGCTCATGTAAACGTGCTTGCCCGGAAGATCGCGGAAGGCGCGGATCAGCTCTTGCATCGTGGTGTTCATCTCACCATACGCTGCGCGGCCGTCCTTGTTCTTCTTCATCTCGTGATTGAGGACGACCTCAGCCACCTCGCTGATACTGTCCAGCGCCACGGACTTGAACTGCCCAGCCTCGGCGCTGTCTTTGCACCAGCTAAAAGCCTCACGCAGATCATCCATCGAAGCGATCTCGATGTAGGGAATGTCTGCGTCCTGAATGGACAGCAGGCCACCCTCGGCCGAGAGCACGATGGGGTTGGGCAGCGTTTTGATGAGGCTGGTCTTACCGGCACCGGCTTGCCCGTAAACGAGCAGCTTGACGCCGTTGGCAGATAGACTGCCAGTGGTCTTCAGATTGATTGCCATGCGGCACTCCTGTTTTTGCACCTCCTTCTGGAAATCAGTTCGAGGTGTGTTGCAACTCTAGTCGATTTCGCGGTACGATGTCAACACCGCATGAAAAAAAATCCAGAAGGACAGAAATGAAGACTGAAGAAGCGGTCGCCTACTACGGCGGCACGAAGAAATTAGCGGATGCATTAGGAGTGTGGCCCCAGGTGATCTACGCTTGGGGAGAGCGGCCCCCGATGTCTCGCCAGTATGAGCTGGAGGTCAAGACCGATGGCGTGCTTAGGGCAGATCGGGAGTCGGTCAATGGCTGACCCATTCAAGATCGACAGCCCAACCTGCATCAGTTTCAGCGGTGGGCGCACCAGCGCTTACATGCTGTGGCGAGTGTTGCAGGCCAATGGCGGGTTGCCTGAAGAGGCCAAAGTCTGCTTTGCCAACACTGGCAAGGAAGACGAGGCCACGCTGCAATTCGTGCATGACTGTGGTGAGCAGTGGGGCGTGCCTATCACTTGGTTGGAGTACCAGCAAGACGAACCACGCTATCGTGTGGTCAACTTCCAGAGCGCCAGCCGAGACGGCGAGCCGTTTGAGGCACTGATCACCAAGAAAAACTACCTGCCCAACCCCGTGGCCCGGTTCTGCACTGAAGAACTCAAGGTAAAGGCCATCAACCGCCACCTCAAGCAGCTAGGGCTGGAGGACGCTGAGACGATGGTCGGCGTGCGTGCAGACGAGCCTCGGCGCTTGCCTAAACTGCGGGCTAGAGATCTTCGCGTTCCCCTTGCGGACGCTGGCGTTACGCAGCACGATGTGCAGACGTTTTGGAAGGCGCAGCCCTTTGATCTGAATCTGACCTTCCGTGACGGAGTGACCGCGCAAGGCAACTGCGACCTGTGCTTCCTCAAAGGCCCAGAGCAGATCATGGGGCTGATCAAAGACAATCCAGACCGCGCCATTTGGTGGGCCAAGCAGGAAGACGCCATTGGCGCGACTTTCCGCTCTGACCGCCCAAGCTACAGCCAAATGCGGCACTTCATCAACAAACAAGCTGACATGTTCAACAACGCAGGCAGCATCGAATGCTTCTGTGGAGACTAAAAATTGGCTGACCTCTCCAACATCCTAGGTGGCCCGTGGTCACCCACGCCACAGCGGCAGATCGCTCCTCCTGACGTTCAACTGATCGACGCCATTCGCGCAGCGGGTCTTGAGCCGCCCGATGAGGTGCATCTGGACGGCAAGATTCACCGCTTCAAGTCCGGCACCAAAGGCTCGCCCGGTCATGGCGATAAACCGGGCTGGTATCTGGTCTTCGGTGATGGCATTCCCGCTGGGCGCTTTGGCTGCTGGCGCTCGGGCATTGAGGTCACTTGGCGTGCAGAGGTCGGGCGAAAGCTCACCCACACCGAGGAGATGGCCAATGCCAAGCGCCTGGCTGAGGCCAAAGCCCTGCGTGATGCGGCTCTGGAGCGCCAGCACCAAGTGGCCAGCGAGACGGTCGAGCAGATCTGGGCCAACGCAAACCCCGCCAGCCCCGAGCACCCGTACCTCGTGGCCAAGGGCATTGGCGTGCATGGCGCACGCATTACCGGCGACGGGCGCCTTGTCGTGCCCCTGTATGACGCCGATGGGACGCTTTCGAGTCTGCAGTACATCGACCATCAAGGCGGCAAGCTCTATCACCCTGGAGGTCAGACGGGCGGCAAGTTCTGGCAGCTCGGTAGCTCGGACGAACCGGGCACGATCTACGTCGCAGAAGGCTTTGCCACCGCTGCAACGATTCATGAAACGATTGATCGGCCCGTGATCATTGCCTACAGTGCGTCCAACCTCGTGACGGTCACCGGCAAGTTGCGGGAGATTTATGGTTCAGCGCAGGATCTGGTGATCGTGGCTGACAACGACAAGTCGGGCGTTGGCCAGCGCTACGCCGAACAGGCCTGCGCCAAGTTTGGCGCGCGCATGGTTATGCCTCCAGAACCTGGCGATGCTAATGATTATGCCCAAGCCGGGAACGATTTGGCGAGTCTTCTCGCACCCGCTGCCGACGATTGGCTAGTCCCCGCCGATGACTTCTCCGCCCAGCCAAGCCCCATCTCGTGGCTGGTCAAACGCTGGATCCAAGACCACGCTCTCGTCATGGTTCATGGCCCCTCGGGCGGCGGCAAAACGTTCGTCGTGCTCGATTGGTGTCTGCGTATCGCATCCGATACACAAGCAGACTGGTGCGGCAACAAAGTGCGCCACGGCAACGTGGTCTATCTGGCCGGTGAAGGTCACCACGGTCTGCGCGGGCGCATTGCGGCCTGGAAGCACCAGCACAAGCCCGGCCCGATCAACATGTGGCTGTCCAAGCATGGCTGTGATCTAAATACGCCTGCTGGATACCTCAAAGTGGTCGAGCACATCCGCATGCTGCCCAGCCCCCCGAAGGTGATCGTGGTCGATACCCTGCACCGCTTCCTAGCTGGCGATGAGAACAGCGCCCAGGACGCCAAGACCATGCTGGACGCTTGCGGCAATCTCATGCAGGAGTTTGGCTGCTCGGTGATCTTGGTGCATCACACTGGCGTATCCGAGGAGGCCCAGCACCGTGCCCGAGGATCAAGCGCTTGGCGCGGTGCATTAGATATTGAGATAAGTGTGATCCCCGCCGGGCCAAATAGCCCCATGCAATTGGTGCAGAGAAAGTCCAAGGATGCGGAACTTGCAAAGCCGGTGTTCTTGGATTTGCAGCAGGTAACTATTCCGGGATGGTATGACGAAGATAATCAGGCGGTAACTAGCGCCGTAGTTATTGAGTCGCAAGCCCCAGCAGCACCGACTAAGAAGGACTCCAAGATAGATGGGTTTAGGAAGGTGTGGGAAAACGCCTGGTGGGCCAGTGGTGCGGAGGATCTGGGCGGTGCACCGTACCTCACCAGATCAGCGCTCAAGGATAAATTGGCAGCTGACGGCAACGCCGAGCGCACCATCAGGAACATGGTCAACCCGTCGTACAACGACAAAATGATCGGTGCGATGCTCCAGGCTGGGATGATTGAGGCCACCGAGCATGGATGGATCATGGTGGATGAGGCCAACGCCAGTGCGCTGATGTTACGCAAAAATGTTTAATGTTGGTTTTGAGAGAATGTGGGAAAAGTTGACCCTGAATGACCCTAGGGTCATGACCCTGGTCAGGGTCAAAGTTGCTCAAAAAAGCAGCAAAGTTGACCCTCCCTGACCCCCAACCCTTAGGGTTGGGGTCATAGGGTCATGCTGCGTCTGGGGTCATTGGGGTTTGTTAGCGTGTGCTAACAGGTGATTTTGGGCGGTAATACGAATTTATGAATGGAGAGTTGGGATGGGAAGGCCAGCGGACTCGAGGACAACGTACTTCCAGCGCAAGCTTGGTGAGGCCGAGAGGCGCATCCTGCAGGCTGCTGGCGAGGGCGACATGAGCAAAGGCTTCAAGGAAGTGCTTGATGCCTATGGGCACTTCTACAACCTCGGATTACGGCCTTGGATGCGTTTGGACAGGGCAACCCTCACCATCCCCTATGACGAGGACAAAAACGCCTCTGATGGCCTGTAAGCGGCCTTGCTGCGGCACTGGTGAATAGATGATGCCTATCGGAGATGAGAACTTGATTTGTGGAATTGATTATGAGGTGGAGCAGGTACCCCTGGGAAGCACCCGCCGCCCCTCTCTCTCCCGCTCTCTCCCCCCTCAATCAAACGTTAGTGAGCGTTCACTAGCTAAGTTGTTCACAGCTTATCCACAGATCCGACCCCGAGTTGTCCACAATTGCCCTGTGGACAGCCAGATTTGTAATACTTTTCCGTCCCGAAACTGTGATTTCATTTGACATAATGGCTGTTGTATTTCTTTCATTTTGTCAGCTTCGTGTAAGTGTCTAATGAAATCAACAACTTACGAACGTTGTGCACAAGTTATCCACATTAACACTTCCTTCTGTGGACAACCTGTGGATAACCTGTGGATAACTCGATAGGGGGGGAGGGGTCGCCTCGGCCGCGAGTAATTGTGGGTGCCTCCCCCCCTCTGAAAAAGCAAAATTGACTTTCCTGAAAGGATAAAAAGTGATCCCGAAAAAAAAACCAATGACGATCCAGCAGTACGCAGTTAACCCCCCGTCGATCCTGCCAAAGACGGATAACCAGCGAATTAAGGAGCTAAAGGAGATAATGATCCGCTCTGGCGGAAAGGATGTGGCCGAGAAGGTAATCCAGATTGCGCTAAACGATAACCACCCAGGTCAGATGGCGGCATTGAAGATGTGCCTGGATCGTGCGCTGCCAGTCAGTATGTTCGAAAAAGAAAAGGGGACGCGCTCTGCCGTTACGATTAACATCACCGGCATTGGCGAAACCCCAACGATCATTGAAGCTGGTGGAGATGTGACGGATGTCTGACCTCAACTTTAGCCTCCTGCCCTGGCAGCAAGAAGTCTTCAAGGCCACGACCCGGTTCAAGGTGATCGCCGCCGGACGCCGCTGCGGCAAGTCCCGTTTGGCGGCAACCGCCCTGATCATCGAGGCGCTCAAGTGCCCGCCCGGCTCGGCGGTGCTCTACGTTAGTCCCACGATGGGACAGTCGCGCCAGATTATCTGGGACTTGTTGCTGGATCTCGGGCGCGAGGTGATTACGAGCAGCCACGTTAACAACCTAGACATCACGATGATCAACGGCGCCAGGATCTACGTCCGTGGTGCTGACCGGCCCGACACGCTGCGGGGCGTGTCACTGACGTTCGCGGTTCTGGACGAGGTTGCCGACATCAAGCCCGAGGCCTGGGAGCAGGTGATCCGGGCGTCGCTGTCGGACAAGAAGGGTCGGGCGATGTTCATCGGAACGCCTAAGGGTAGAAATTGGTTCTATGACCTCTTTAAACTGGGTCAGGCCGAGGATGATGCGGATTGGAAGAGCTGGCACTTCACGACCAAGGACAACCCGCTGATCGACCCCACGGAGATTGAGTCGGCCAAGAAGACTTTGTCCAGTTTTGCCTTCAAACAGGAGTACCTGGCGTCGTTCGACAACGCGGGATCAAACATCTTTCGGGAAGAATGGCTAAAGTACGGAGAAGAACCGAACAGCGGCAGCTACTTCATTGCGGTGGACTTGGCGGGGTTCGAAGAAGTGGCCAAGCAAGCGGCCAACGCCAAGAAGAGATTGGACGAATCGGCCATTGCGATCGTTAAGGTGACGGAGGATGGCAAGTGGTTCGTCAAGGAAATCGAGCACGGGCGCTGGGATGTGCGGGAGACGGCGGCTAAGATCCTGATGAAGATCCGCGACTACCGCCCGCTGTCTGTCGGGATTGAGCGCGGATCGCTAAAAAACGCGGTTTTGCCGTATTTGAGCGATCTGATGCGAAAAAATAACGTCTACGCGCATATCATTGACCTGACGCACGGGAACCGAAAGAAGGCGGATCGCATCATTTGGTCGTTGCAAGGACGCTTTGAGCATGGCAGAATCGTGCTAAACAGCGAAGAAGACTGGGACTCCTTCACGGATCAGCTTCTAATGTTCCCGGCGCAGGGAGTTCACGATGACTTGCCTGATGCCCTATCATATATAGACCAGCTTGCGGTCACATCTTACTTCGAACAGGACGAACAAGATGACTGGCAACCGCTGGATGTCATCAGTGGAGTGTAGGGATGGACTTTCTGGTTGACTTTTACGGAATGAGGGAGCCCTATGAGGGCGAACTCAAATTTTTCCGTGAAAGGCCCGAGGTTGCTGGTATGGCGACCGAGGACAACAAGATCATCTTGAACCCGTTCTCCACTCTTTCGCCTAGAGAGTTGAGCGCCGTAGCGCAAAACGAAGCGATACGGTTGTATTTGAAGCAACAAGACGCAGCGCCCAACTTTGATCTCACGCCAGAACAACTTAAAATGTTCAAAGGCACGGAGTACGAAAAAGATTCGGACGCGGCCAAGCAATCTATATTAGCCCGCATTCTGACAAACGATCCGTCAGCGAAAAATGCGACCCTTGATCAGATCATGCAAGCGCAAATGATCCGAGATCAGATCTTGTCATTAAAGAAGCGGTGACTTATGGAAGCCAACGAATTCTACGAGCCTACTGAGGGCGACAAAGAGCTGCTGGCCTTTGTTACGGATCACTGCGACCGCTGGCGCGACTGGCGCGACACCAACTTCCTGCCTTCCTACCTGGAATATGAGCGCATCTTCCGTGGCCAGTGGGCGGCGGAGGACAAGATGCGCGAATCTGAGCGCTCTAAGCTGGTGACTCCTGCCACGCAGCAGGCCGTTGAGACTCGGCACGCGGAGATCATGGAAGCGATCTTCGGCCAGGGCGAGTTTTTCGACATTGAGGACGACTTGCAAGACATCAACAAGAATCCGATTGATGTTGAGGTGATCAAAGCCCAGTTGATGGAGGATTTCAAGCAGGACAAGATCCGCAAATCCATCGACCAGATCGAATTGATGGCCGAAATCTACGGCACGGGCATTGGCGAGATTGTCGTCAAGATGGAAAAGACGTTTGTCCCCGCCACACAGGCGATTCCGGGGCAGATGGGCCAAGCGGCCATCGGTGTGATCGAAAAGCCCCGCATTGCGGTGAAGATTGTGCCGGTCAACCCGAAAAACTTCTTGTTTGACCCCAACGGAACGTCGGTTGACGACTGCATGGGCGTGGCAATCGAGAAGTATGTCTCGATCCACAAGGTGGTTGAGGGCATGGAGCGCGGTATCTACCGCAAAGTGAACATCCAGCCCGCTGGCGAGGACACCGATCTGGAGCCGACGCAGGAGATCAGCCAGTACGAGAGCGACAAGGTTCGTCTCTTGACGTACTACGGTCTGGTGCCCCGCGAATATCTGAAGAATCTGGAAGAGAACAAGGAAGTCGCCGACCTGTTCCCCGATGATTCGGTGGCCGATGAGTATAGCGATCTGGTGGAAGCCATTGTCGTCATCGCCAACGAGGGCTATCTGCTCAAGGCTGAAGAGAATCCGTACATGATGAAGGATCGCCCTGTGCTGTCCTATCAAGATGATACGGTTCCCAACCGCCTGCTGGGACGCGGTACGGTCGAGAAGGCCTACAACATGCAAAAGGCCATCGATGCCGAGGTGCGTAGCCACCTTGACTCGCTGGCGCTGACCACCGCCCCCATGATGGCGATGGATGCTACGCGTCTGCCTCGCGGTGCGAAGTTTGAAGTCAAGCCGGGTAAGGCGATCCTCACCAACGGCAACCCCAACGAGATTCTGTTCCCGTTCAAGTTTGGCAACACCGACGGTGCAAACCTCGCCACAGCCAAGGACTTCGAGCGCATGCTGCTGCAATCGACGGGCACGCTCGATAGCCAAGGCATGGTGAGCCAAGCGGCTCGCGATGCGGGTGGCATGTCGATGGCAGTGGCCACGATCATCAAGAAGTACAAGCGCACTCTGGTGAACTTTCAGGAAGACTTCCTGATTCCGTTCATCCAAAAAGCAGCGTTCCGGTACATGCAGTTCGACCCCGAGCGCTATCCGTCGGTGGATATGAAGTTCATCCCGACGGCCACGCTGGGCATCATCGCTCGCGAGTACGAGCAGCAACAGTTCATTGGCCTGCTGCAAACGCTCGGCCCGAACACCCCAGTGCTGCCGCTGCTGCTCAAGGGCATCTTGTCCAACAGCAGCCTCACCAACCGCTACGAGCTGATCGCAGCGCTGGAGCAGATGGCCGCACCGAACCCCGAGGCGCAGCAGATGCAGCAGATGCAGCAGCAGCTCGCACTGCAAGCGGCTCAGGCTCAGATCGCGGTGCAGACGACGCAGGCCGAGCAGAACCGGGCAGAGGCTACCAAGCTGATGACCGAGGCGCAACTGATGCCGCAGGAAGTGCAGGCCAAGGTGATCGCATCGACCACCAAAAACCTGCCTGCTGGCGCTGAGTCGCAGGAGTTCGACAAGCGCGTGAAGATCGCAGAGCTGATGCTCAAGGAAGCGGACATTAAAAACAAGTCCAAGATCGTTGAGCTTCAGATGGCCGAGAAGCAAAACAAGGTCAGCGGCATGGAGCAGGACTTCTTGGACGAGCTGACCAAGGAGCTGGGCAATGGACGTTGAAAGCCTCGCTAAACAGCTAATCCTCCAAGGCATGTCCGAGGAACAGCAAAAGGCTGTTCTGGAGTCCATTCGCGGCACGATGGCCAAAAGCCGCGAGCTGCAAAAGCAAAAGGTTGGCGAGCAGGCTCGTCTAGTGATCGAGGCGCTCAAGAAGATCGAGTCAGACATCAAGTCTCGCTACGATGAGGTGGGCAACAAGATTGAGCAGCGTGTTGCCTCCATCAAGGACGGCAAAGACGGGCGCGACGGCACCAATGGCCGCGACGGCCGTGCGGGCCGGGATGGCTCGACGGGTGCGATGGGGCCGAAAGGCGCTGACGGTCGCAATGGTGTGGATGGTCGGGATGGCGTAGATGGTGTCTCGGTCACCGACGCACACATCGACTTTGACGGTTCGCTCATCATCAGCCTGTCCTCGGGCCGCACGATCAACGTGGGCGAAGTGGTCGCTCCTGATCTGGCTGAGAAGATCAAGGTCATTACCAACGGTGGCGGCACCAGCCAGTCGGTGCTCGATACGCTGGCATCGCTTCAGACCCAGATCAACAACATCTACCCCAGCCAGACTGGCAATGCGGGTAAGTTCCTGACGACCAACGGAACGGCTGTTTCTTGGGCATCGGTGGCTGGCGGTCTATCCTTCCAAGGCACCTGGAACGCATCGACCAACGTTCCGACGCTGACTTCTAGCGTTGGCATCAATGGCTACTACTACATCGTAGCCACGGCGGGTTCGACCAACCTGAACGGCATCACCGACTGGCAGATTGGCGACTGGCTGCTGTTTAACGGATCGGTTTGGCAAAAGATCGACCAGTCGAACCTCGTGACTTCGGTCAACGGTCAGACGGGTGCTGTATCGCTGACAACGACAGACATTAGCGAAGGCACTAACCAGTACTACCTTGATTCCCGCGCTCGCTCGGCGGTAAGCGCTGGGACGGGCATCAGCTACAGCAGCGCGACAGGCGTCATTACCAACAGCGCCCCAGATCAGACGGTGGCGCTGACTGCTGGTACAGGTATCAGCACCTCTGGAACGTATCCTAACTTCACCATCACCAACAGTGCGCCAGATCAAACCGTATCGCTCACGGGCGCGGGTACTACGAGCATTAGTGGGACGTATCCGAGCTTTACGGTTACGTCGAATGACCAGTACACCGGCACCGTTACTTCAGTAGGCGGCACAGGCACCGTCAACGGCATTAGCCTGTCGGGCACCGTCACTTCCAGCGGAAACCTGACACTGGGTGGCACACTTTCGGGTGTTGACCTCACAACCCAGGTGACCGGCACGCTGCCGATTGCCAATGGTGGCACGGGCCAGACGACGGCCAACACGGCCTTCAACGCCCTAGCCCCGAGTCAGACTTCGCAGTCGGGTAAGTACCTGACGACGGACGGAACGAACGCCTCCTGGGCGACGGTCAATGCGGGGGCCTCGCTGTCCAACGACACGGCGACCAGCACGAACCTGTACCCGCTCTTTGCGGCTGCAACTTCGGGCACTCCGACGACGCTGTACACGAGCAACGCCAAGTTGCTGTACAAGCCGAGCACGGGGGATATGCAGTCCAGCGCGGTCACGGCCAGTAACGGAATTTTCGTCAACTCTGCAACAGTGACGGCATCTTATACCGTTGCTTCGGGCAACAACGCTTCCAGCGCTGGGCCTCTTCTTGTAGACTCTGGTGTGACAGTGACGGTGGCCTCTGGCGGTCGCTGGGCCATCGTCTAAGGGATACACATGAGCCGTATAGCACTTAACGGAAACGCGTCGGGCACCGGCACGGTGACCATTGCCTCGCCCAACACGAATTCCGACCGGACTGTGACGCTGCCGGATGCTACCGGCACGCTGGTGTTGAGTGGTGATGTTGCATCGTTTTCTACAGTGTCTGCTGGCAGTTTCACTGCCACTGGAACTGGGGCTGACACGATTCCTGCGGGAACGACCGCCCAGCGCCCCGGCTCTCCGACTGTGGGGATGATTCGGGCTAACACATCTACGGGGTACGTTGAAACGTACAACGGTTCCGCATGGGTTGCGATTGGCGATCAATCAGCGTTTTATTCGGCGGACTATCTGGTTGTTGCCGGTGGCGGAGCCGGGACTAGCGACCGTGGCGGCGGCGGAGGGGCTGGAGGCTATTTAGCGGGAACTGCAACGCTGTCTGTTGGCACCACCTATACCATTGTTGTTGGTGCAGGCGGTACGGCAAACGCAGGTTCTGGATCAAACTCATCGATTAGCGGCATATCAATTACTGCAATTGGTGGCGGTGGTGGTGGCGCTCCTCCTAGCAGTGGTGGTTCTGGTGGTGGCGGAAAAGCTCCGGGCGGCTATGGTGGAGCGGCTGGCACTGTGGGCCAAGGCAACGCAGGTGGCTCAGGCACTAACGGCGGCTCTACATCCAACGCTGGTGGCGGCGGAGGCGGCGCAAGTGCTACTGGCGGAAACGGTAGCGGCAACACTGGCGGCGCGGGCGGCGCGGGCACAGCCTCTTCTATCTCGGGTTCTTCCGTTACTTACGCTGGTGGCGGCGGAGGTGGCTACGATTTGAGGGCGGGCGGTAGCTCCGGCGCGGGTGGGGCAGGTGGTGGTGGCGCAGGCGGTAGCCCGGGAACTGCTGGAACTGCAAACCGTGGTGGTGGTGGCGGAGGTGGCAACGGGGGCACCCCTGTCTATGATGGGGGAAATGGTGGTTCAGGCGTTGTAATCCTGTCGGTCGCTACGTCTCGGTATTCTGGAACCACTACAGGGTCGCCAACCGTGACGACATCTGGCTCCAACACCATTCTCACTTTCACCGCTTCTGGGTCGTACACAGCATGAGCCACTTTGCCAAAGTCTCCAATGGCATCGTCACGCAAGTGATTGTTGCTGAGCCTGAATTCTTCAACACCTTCGTGGATTCGTCCCCGGGTGAGTGGATTCAGACAAGCTACAACACCTATGGGGGTCAGCACCCAGAAGGCCGTCCATTACGCAAGAACTTTGCGGGCATCGGCTTTACCTACGACCGGATGAAGGACGCATTCATCCCTCCTCAACCGGATCCTTCGTGGGTGCTGGATGAAGAAACTTGCTTGTGGAACAAGCCTTCCGAGGAATCCCAATGAGCACGATCAACTCCAAGAACGTACAGGTCGGCACTTCGGGTACAGCGGCCCAGAACTTCACCCTGTACCAGCCTGCCACACCGGACGGCACTGTTCGCCTGGGCGTTGGTAACAGCGGGGCTACCACGAGCGATGTGGTGACGGTCAATAGCTCTGGCGTGACGGTGACTGGCGTTGTAGCTGTCCCCGCCGGCTCTGCCGCTGCCCCCAGCATCTCCCCAACGGGTGATACCAACACCGGGGTGTTCTTTCCCTCTGCTGACACTATTGCGTTCGCTGAAGGCGGTGTTGAAGTGGGCCGGTTTGATTCTTCGGCTAACTTCCAGTTCAACTCCGGTTATGGCTCTTCTGCTACCGCTTACGGTTGTCGTGCATGGGTAAACTTTAACGGTACGGGCACAGTTGCCATTCGCGCGTCTGGTAACGTGTCGAGCATCACCGACAACGGCACGGGTGATTACACCGTCAACCTTACGACGGCGATGTCGGACGCGAATTATGCGGCGCAAGTATGCGCCATGAATAACGCGTCAAATAACTTTATTAGCAGCGTATATCAAAACTCTGCTTTGGTTGGGTCAGTAAGAATGTATGTAGGTACTACGGCTAGCCTAACTGACTCAGCAGCAGTCTACGTCGCAATCTTTCGCTAACCCAAAGGAGCTTTTATGAACCAAAGAATCATTTACCCAACCGACGACGGCGTTGCCATCATTGTCCCCGCCCCCGAGTGCGGCCTGACGATTGAAGAGATCGCGGCCAAAGACGTTCCGGCGGGTAAACCCTACCAGATCGTGGATGTCGCTGACATTCCGTCTGACAGAACTTTCCGTGCAGCATGGGAGTATGCATAAATGATCACCATCAACATCACCAAAGCAAAATCCATCGGCCACGACATGCGTCGTGCTGCTCGGGCGCAAGAGTTTGCACCCTATGACGAGGCTATCGCCAAGCAGATCCCCGGTCAGGCAGACGGCGCTGAAGCCGCTCGCCAAGCCATCCGCGAGAAGTACGCCGCCATCCAGACCGCGATTGATGCGGCGGCTACCCCGGATGAGATCAAAGCTGCCCTGGAGTAAGCCATGAGCGTCGAAGTCGTCAAAGTCGCCACCACCGCCCAGTACGGAGGCAGCGCCAGCGCCGTTTATTTCGGCTTGACGGCTAACGAAATCGCGGCTTTTGGCGGCTTGATCATTGCCATCATCGGTTTGATCGTGAACATCTGGTACAAACACCAGCACCTAAAACTGGCGAAAAAGGAAAAGGATGATGCTTGACTTCATACTTGGCTTTGCCGTCGCTGCTTTGCTGGTCGGATCGCTGATCGGGCTGATCAAGCTCGGCATCTGGGTGCTTATGTGATAGATCCAATAACTGCATTCGCTACCGCCCAGGCTGCTGTCGCAGGCATCCAAAAGGCAATCAAACTCGGCAAAGACATCCAGGGTCTTGTCGGTGAGTTTGGCCGCTTTTTTGACGCCAAAGACGCTGTCCAGAAGGCCGCTAACGATGCCGGTAAGAAGGGCCAGTCAGATACGGGCAAGGCGATGGAAATCGTCATGCAGGCCAATCAGTTGCGTGAGATGGAAGAGCAGCTCAAGCATCAATTGGTGTATGGCGGGTACCCTGAGTTATGGGAGCAGATGCTCATCGAGCGAGCCAAGATTCGCCAAGCCAGGGAAAAAGCGGAACGCGAATCCAAAATTGCAAGGAAGAAGCTGGTCGCCCAGCGCCTTTTGGCCGCTCAAATTATCGGCGGCGCCATCGCTGTCATCATCATTGGCGTCATCATCATCTTTATCATCCGACAGGCAATGGCATGACCCCTGAGCTTCAGAAATATTACGAAGAACGATTTAGCATGTTTTCCCAGCAAGGTTGGATCGACCTGATGGAAGATGTTGACAAGATGCTGGAATCGCTAAACAATATTTCTACGATTGAGGACGGCAACGCCTTACAATTTCGCAAGGGCGAATTGTCAATCCTTCTGTGGCTGAGAAATCTCAAACAGATCAGCGAACGAGCATACGAGGACTTGCGTGCCGAAACGAATTTATGAATTCGCCTGCGAATGCGGGCAACGAATTGAACGTCTGACCGATTATGAGTCGGTCAATGTTCAGTGCGCGTGTGGCAAAAATGCAACACGCATCATGAGCGCTCCAGCGTTCAAACTCGAAGGGTGGTCTGGCCACTTTCCGTCCTCTCACGGGCGGTTTGAGCGGATCCACATGGAGAAGTTGAACGCAGAGCGCAAAGCCAACTCACAAGCATGAGCGCCGAGTTGAATCTCCTACAACCAGATTGGCAGGAACCACTTATGTTGATTGACGAAGAACAGAACCAGCCCAGCGAAATCGAAGCCGAGGAATCCAAGGCCCCAGAACTCCCGGAGAAATACCGGACAAAGAGTCTGGAAGAGGTCATTCGCATGCACCAAGAGGCTGAAAAGCTGATTGGCAAACAAGCCCAGGAAGTTGGGGAAGTGCGAAAACTCGCAGATGAGCTGCTCAAGCAGAGTCTCAGTTCTAAGCAACAACCGAGTCAGATTGAGGATGAGCCGGAAGTAGATTTCTTTGAGAATCCCCAGAAGGCAGTTCAAAAGACCGTTGATAAACATCCCGATGTGCTGGCGGCGCGACAAGCTGCTGCCGACTTCCGACGGATGCAGACTCAGCAAAAGCTCTCGCAAGAGCACCCGGACTACGCTCAGTTGGTTCAAGACCCTGAGTTTGCAGCCTGGGTGAAAAGCTCACCTATCCGGGTGGGCCTCTATGCGAAAGCCGATAGCGAGTTTGACTTCGACTCGGCCAATGAACTGCTGTCAACCTACAAGCAGATTCGTGGCGTTAAGAGCAAGCAGACTGAAGATGCCGGTGAGGCAGTCAGGAAGCAAAATCTGAAAACCGCGCAAGTTGATGTTGGTGGCTCTGGCGAAAGCTCAAAACGAGTCTATCGTCGTGCTGACCTGATCCGGCTAAAGATGACCGATCCGGGCCGTTATGAATCGCTTAGTGACGAGATCATCAAAGCGTATGCAGAAGGCCGGGTCAAGTAAACCACCTTTCTTTTTTGGAGATTTGAACTATGGCAAACACCGCCTTTTCCCCGACTAACAGCGTTACCGTCACTTCCGCAGCAAACTTCATCCCCGAAATTTGGAGTGATGAAATTGTTGCCGCCTACAAGAAGAATCTCGTTCTGGCGAACCTCGTCAAGCGCATGAACTTCAAGGGCAAGAAGGGCGACACCGTCAACATCCCCAGCCCCGCTCGTGGCACCGCCAACGCCAAGGCTGCTACCGACTCGGTGACCCTGATCGCTGAATCCGACAGCAACATCCAAGTGCTCATCAACAAGCACTACGAGTACAGCCGCCTGATCGAAGACATCGTCGAAGTCCAGGCCCTGACCTCGCTGCGTTCTTTCTACACGGAAGACGCTGGTTACGCTCTGGCTCGTCGTATCGACACCGATCTGGTTCAACTGGGCCGCGCT